ACAAGACAGGTTATGAATGTATCACGACCTAAAGTATCACATGAGTCAATTCCATTAGATTCATACAACTCACGTATGTATGTTATGGGTAAGCACACATGGGAACCAATTACAATAACATTGCGTGACGATATCGCAAACAACCTAACTAAACTAGTTGGTCGTCAAGTACAATCACAGTTAGACCATAAAAATCAAAGAGGTCCTTCAGCAGGTACTAATTATAAGTTTTCAACATTGATTGAAATCTTAGATGGTAACTCTGGTGATGCGACTGAACAATGGCAATTAGAGGGTTGTTTCATTACAAATGCTGATTACTCGCAAACAGACTATGCGGTTTCAGACCCAGTTACAATCACTGTTACTCTACAATACGACAATGCTGTATTGAATGATGACATTATGCCACCAATGGACTTTATATCTGATTCTACAATCGCAGGCTAATTTAACCGGGAGTAAAATCCATGTCAGATTTATTTAACGGCTCAGATTATAGAAAAAGTGGAAAGAAGACGGCTAAACGAGTTTTAGCCGATAGTGCTAACGCAAAACACAGATTTGGCTTCGCAGGAGAGCATGGCTCTCCTATTACGCAAAATGCTCCTAAACTATCTGACCTCTGGTACTTAGAATATATTCCAGTAAAAGATGGTAGGAGAGGTGCGACTGAGGGCATTTCTTCTCTTGCAAGAGCAGTATCACCTATCTCTATTTCAACATCAACAATGCCAATTGACCAATACGGTAAACGTGTTTACGTTCCTACTCGTGTTGATTTTCCAGAAGTAAGTATTACAATGTATGACACAGTTGACGGCAAGATGTTTAATGTTGCTGAGTCTATATACAAAAAGTTTTTTAAGAACCAAGACGCAAAGGTTAACGGCTCGAACGCAGAGACAGTTTTAACAGATAGTCACGCATACGGTAGAAAGGTACCAGATGTTGGTCACGAGTATTATCATCAACATTTTGAAAAGATTATAGTATATCATTTCTTTGGTAATCTTGAATCGACTGCTATAAGACCTGGTACTAATGAGTTTTTCGGCGCTCGTGCTACTCAAGAACAAGGAAGAGGAAGCAATTTAGGTTTCGGAACAATTCAAAAAATTGAACTAATAAATCCATTAGTTACTAACATTACATTTTCTGGTAGTGATTATAGTGTTGGTGAACTAAGAACAATGGATTTCACAATTCAACCTGAAAATGTAATCATAGGTAACTGTGAAAAAGCAAATTTCCCATCTTGGATGACATTAGGAATGGATTACATGATGGATGAGTTAAGTTCACAACTTGTGAGAAAAGAAGGCAATCTTTATCCTGACCACTTTGGTGATACTGGATATGGTCCTAGAACAGTAGATGGTAGATTCAAAGAAAAAATCACTGATGAGTTAAAACAAGATGACCAAGAGTACAAAGATACTAATAGAAAACTTACTGAGTTAATGAGATTATATAATGCTCAGATAACAAATCCTAATGAACAAGGAAATGAAGCATTAGAGGGATATTTAAAAGAAAATATGGATGTAATAAATGCCGCAAGGGCAGAAAGATTTTATACTGGTAACATTAAAAATTATACAGACGAGGGTAATAAATTTCCTACTCCTTATGAAGCAACATATACAAATCCAGATATTCCAACATTTGGCGGTATCGGAGATAGCAATCCACCCAAGACTATGTTTCCATCTTATAATACTGATGTAGGTAACGCACTAGTTCAAGAAATGATTGGTGCATTTTTTGGAAGACGTAAATTTGATTCTAGTAATGTCACACAGGCGTTTAAGAATAAAATGATTGAAGCAACTGGATTCCCTATGAATACGGCTATTGATGGAAGAAGAATTATTGATGGTGCAAAAGGTTCGGCACAAGGTGCATATGTTACTACAACAAAAGCAAATCAATCTGTTGTTACTAATCCAGAACCAGTAGTACACAAAACTAATAATACTGAATTGTCAATGGGCATGAGTAAAGCAATCTTAAGAAAGATACTAAATAATTAATAGGAAATTATAATGAAATTAGATATCTTAACTGCAAAATTACTAAAAAGAGGTTTCGACCAAGAGAAAGCGGAAGCATATGCGGTCGAAATTTCAAAAATGGCAAAATTATATGGATTAAATCCTTATGATTTTATCGACCAAGTTTCAGATAACTCTGCTTTCAATGACTTAGGAGCATTTGTCTTTAATAACGCATTGCGATTTGGATTTCAGACGGGTAAAATGACTCCTCGTTCTCCAAACACTTATGTCGCAAGAGCGATTATTAAATAATGCCAACATTTCATAAAGGTCAATACACAGTAATAAACGAAGAAAAATACTCTGGAAATGGGACACCTGTTTTTAGAAGTAGTTGGGAGCAGACATTTATGCAGTTCTGCGACACAAATCCCAATGTAATGGCATGGGCAAGTGAACCGGTCAGAATCTCATACAAAAATCCTTTAACTGGTAAAATTACATCATACGTTCCTGACTTTATTGTCGTATATAGAGATACTAAAGGTAAGAAAAATGCAGAATTAGTAGAAATTAAACCAGCAAGTCAATCAAATCCTAAATTTGCAAAAAGCAGGGCACAACAGGCACAAGTAGTAGTAAACTATGCTAAGTGGGAAGCCGCAACGCAATGGGCGAGAAAAAGAGGTATGAAATTTAGAGTTCTCAACGAAAATCATATCTACTCTAATACCAAGAAGCCAAAGAAATAATTTTATTTTTGATAAATACGTATATAATTAATTAATTAAGAACGTATATTATGACAAAAAAATTAGAAGAAACCTTCAATATTGAACCAGAAGAAGAAAAAGTAGAAGAAACTACTAAAGAAACACCCACAATTGAAGAATCAAAAGAATTAACAGAAGTCCTATATGCTGAATTAAAGAATACTGAGAAGATTGACAACGCACTTCCAGTAGTTCAAGACCTTAATCAACATGATAAAGAGATGGATGATATCCATCAAAAGGCTCTGGACGCATTCAATGACTTACTTCAATTAGGAATGAATGTAGAAGTACATGCTGGTGCTAAGTTGCTAGAAACAGCAAATCAGATGCTAAAAACGGCTATGGAAGCAAAAGATAGCAAAGTCGATAGAAAACTAAAGATGATTAACCTTCAATTACAAAAAGCCAAGTTGGACCATAAGGTTTCTACGACAAAAGGAGAGGGTTTTGAACTAGAAAGTGAAGGTGCAATCACAATTAGTAGAAATGAACTACTAAAACGCATTGAAAACGCCCAAAAAGATTTAAAAAATGATAAATAAGAATAGAGTAATACGAATTATTTAATAGAGAACAAACATGAAAACATTTAAACAATACCTAACAGAGTCAACAAAAGAACACAAATTCACATTGAGATTCTGTTGTGACTTAGATGAAGGAGAGGAAAATCGCATTGAGGCATTTTTGTCAAAATATGACCTTAAAACGATGTCAAAGACATCAACTACCCCTATCACTAAGAATCCAATGTTTTTCAAAGATGTAGAGAACTCAAAAGTTTCAAAAATTGATATAGTTACTGGTTATCCTCTATCAGCAGACATTCTAAGACAACAACTAAGTGATTTACTTAGTATTCATCTTACTCATGTTGTAGTACATCCAGAAGGATGGGAACCTGAAGAAGAGGTTGTAGACGAAGACAAAGAGGCACTATTAGCATCAGACTATGACAAAACGTCAGATGATGGCAAAACTTATGGTAAAACTTTTGTAGATAAATTTTTAAATGATTTAGAGAAAAAAGAACAAACAACTGTAGAGAATGAACTTAGCATTAAGCCTAAATCTGATACTCCACAAGAACAAATGTCAAAAGATGAGAAATCTACTCCATCTGTCATAACAGGAGACGAAAATGACTAAGAAATATACCTTAACAACATCAGAGGAAACGGTTACAGAGAATCCCGAAGATATCATCAGATTGATGAAATTGGCAGGTCTTGAAAACGCACAACCAGTTGCTGAAGAAGTAGAAGCAGAAGTTTATGAGCCTACAGAAGCAAATGACAAATTAGATTTAGATGACTATTCTAAGAAATCTCCAGAAAGCATCTCAAAACAAAAGAAATCAATTCAACCAACTCTTGGCGATAACCCATTAGAGTACTCTTTAGACGAAAATGAAATCTATGATGCAATGATGAAAGAATTTCCAGAAGATAAAGTAGAAGAAACTACTGAAGAAATTACTGAAAAACAAAGTCCAGCACAAAAAGCCGCTTTCGAAAAAATGTTAGCCGCTAAAGATGGCAAAAAAGATGAAGCAGTTGAAGAAAAAGAAGAAACTGCGGAAGAAAAAGTAGAAGAAACTACTGTTGAAGAAAATCTTGAAAAAGCACAAGAAGAAATTGACGAATTAAAAGAAGAAGAATTAAAAGAAGACTGTTCATGTGGTCACGGTTCAGATTGTAATTGTGGTCCAGAATGTGATTGTGGTTGTAATACAGTATCAGAAGCAGTAGAAGAAGTTGTTGAAACTGAAGTTGCTGTTGCTGATGAAGACCAAAACAGACTTAAAGATTTAATAAATTATCAAAATTAAAAGCATTCCTCCAATTGCGAACAAATAAAGTCTCCTAGTGAGACTTTTTTGTTTTGGCCTGCCCGACAAGATTCGAACTTGTGACCTTTGGTTCCGCAAACCAATGTTCTATCCAACTGAACTACGGGCAGTTGTTAATAGTATACATTATCTTGGATTTTTGTCAATAAAAAACCCGACATAAAGCCGGGTTTTCTAATATTATCTTAGAGTTGATTAGTACCCTCGACTTGGACCATACTGATAAGATTCATCATTATAACCAACGTCTGTTGACGCCGTTGTAGTGATTGAACCCATATCTTGGTTATCGACCATAGGACCAGTAATTAAACCCAATTGAGTATAACCACGAGTAAATCCTGTCGAACCACCAGTTGATGCATGATGTCCTGCGCCTGCAGTAGGTAAATCATCACCGCTTGAAGTAATCGCACCAAAATCAGACATCTCTCTTAAATCGATTGTACGTCTAACCTTAATACGAGCCATTCCAGCGATTGCTCTTAAACCTCTATATCTTGCCATTTTATTTCTCCCATATGAATGATGTTGAAGTGGGAATCTTCAATCATCAATAGTATTTATCGAAAATCTTATTTTATTAAGTTCTAACCAATGATAAATACTACTATAATTAACTGAGTATATAATGACACATGGCAGATTTAACTAAAAAACCATATCAAAAAACCCAATTTAGTAACCAACAATTGTTAGAATTTAGCAAGTGTATGACGGACCCGTTCTATTTTCTGAAAAAGTATTTTATGATTCAGCATCCTACACGTGGAAGTATCTCATACAATGCATATGACTATCAACAAGAGTTAGCAGAGAATTATCATAATTATAGATTTTCTATATCTATGTTAGGCAGACAGATGGGTAAATCTACAACGGCCGCTGGATATTTATTATGGTATACAATGTTTAATCCAGACCAAACTGTTTTAATAGCGGCTCATAAGTATTCTGGTGCCCAAGAAATTATGCACAGAATTAGATATGCATATGAGATGTGTCCAGACCATATTAGAGCAGGTGTGACAAACTACAACAAAGGTAGTATCGAATTTGATAATGGCTCACGTATTATTTCACAAGCAACAACAGAAAACACTGGTCGTGGTCTTTCAATTTCATTACTATACGCAGATGAGTTTGCGTTTGTACGCCCAACAATAGCAAAAGAATTTTGGACTTCTATTTCCCCAACATTAGCAACAGGTGGTAAAGCAATTATCACATCAACACCAAACTTAGATGATGACCAGTTTGCAATTATATGGTCAGGTGCTAATAAACAGTTAGATAACTATGGAAACGAAACAGATGTGGGTATAAATGGTTTTAAACCATACAAAGCATTGTGGCATCAACATCCCGATAGAGATAAAGCATGGGCAGTTGAAGAAGAAGCACGAGTAGGAAAAGAACGTTTCTTAAGAGAACACGAATGTCAATTTATTGCATATGATGAAACATTAGTTAATAGTTTGAAGTTGTCAGGAATCAAAGGAAAAGAACCAATATTAAGAACGGGACAAGTTCGATGGTATGAAAGTATCAATAAAGAGTCTACTTATGTAGTAGGACTAGACCCATCTATGGGAACAGGCGGGGATAATGCCGCTATTCAAGTGTGGGCGTTACCAGAACTTGTTCAAGTTGCAGAATGGCAAAATAATAGAACAGATGTAAGAGGGCAAGTACAGACAATGCATACTGTTCTTACTATCATTAATGATGAAATGAAAGAACTTGGTAATAGTTCACCTGAAATATATTGGAGTGTAGAGAACAACTCATTAGGAGAAGCCGCTCTTATAGTCATTGAAGAAATGGAAGAAGATAGATTTCCTGGAACATTTTTACATGAACCGAAGAAAAAAGGTAGACAGAGGGCATCCAGAAAAGGATTTACTACAACATATAAGACAAAAATTACAGCCTGTATGAAAATGAAATCTTGGATTGAAAGTGATAAGATGATTCCTATGAGTAAAAATTTAATAAGAGAATTGAAAACATTTATTGCAAAAGGTAAAAGTTATGAGGCAAAATCTGGCGAAACAGACGATTTAGTGTCAGCCACCTTATTATGTGTAAGAGAAATACAGTTTATATCAAGATTTGAAGAAGGATATGAAGAAATGCTTGGTGAGAGATTAGATGATGCAGATGGCGATTATTCCGACCCACTTCCTGTGTTATTTTGATAAATACATAAAACAGTAGGAAATACTAACTATGGCAATTAATTTAAACGACATCGCAAACAAGACTATGAGGTTGATGCAGGGCAGTGGACACAGAATGAGAATGTTCGATGCTGGTAGCGGCAAGAGTGTAGCGACACCAGATGAAGCAAGATTTTTTTACGTTAAAGACCCAAACATGATGGTTCATATTGACGATAATACTAACGAATTAAAGTTTCATATTGGTGAAGATGTTGATATAGATAATCCAGAAATTAATAATATGATGAATCAATTGAAATCCTTGGCACGTACTAATATGCTAGATTTCGATATTCGTTCATTCGGAAAACATATCGAACCTAAAAACTATGCATATAAGGTTAAACAAAATCAGGAGAATACCATGAATGACCAAGTCAATGAAGGCATGGGCCCATTGTCTGGGTCATCACGCACTAGCCGACAAACATTAGAAAACGTACGTCTAATATTAAAACATCGTGCGCCAGTAAACGAAGAATCTCGTGGTTCTCGTTCACGTAACATTGTAGCAATGTTTGTTGAAACATCAGAAGGCGAACGTTTCAAATATCCATTTTTACATTTAAATGGTGCAAGAGCAATGGCACGTCATATCGCATCAGGTGGTGAAACACATGATATGGTAGGCGAAGCAATTATAGAGTTGTCTAGTAATTTAGCACAATTAAAAGAGTTTACTAAAATAGTAGATAGACAACAATTAGTAAATGAAAACAATCGTAAAGTTGTACTAAACGTTAGACGTAGTATGAACTCAATCAAAGAAAGAGTACAGAGAATTCAAGGTGCTAGAGGTTATGCTAAATTTGTCGAAGATATTGCTCTTAAAGGAGAGAAAACAAATGCAGAGATTTCAGAAGAAACATTAGATTCGTACGTTCAAAAATTCACAAAGAGTTCATTTGAAGAATCATTAAAAGATATTCTACCATTAGTTCATCGTGTAAACGAAGATGAAGATGAAATTACATCTCGTAGAGACAATCAAACTGAAAGAGTTAAAGAGATAATATCAGCAACAGTTAGAAAGACAGGCGAGAGAGTCAATACAATTACTTTTGGTGAGCCAAGCAATCCAGAATATGATTATGATAAGATTAAGAAGCAATTTGCTGAACCTCGTACACCAGAACAAGCGGCTGAACAGAAGATTTCTAAAATTGCAATGACGTTTGATGGTCTTGCTGATACAGTTACAGTAGACACATTAAAAGATAAAGGTGCTAAGAAGAAAGGCCACGATTTAGCGGCTGAATTATCATTCTTCTTAACAGATATCGCAGATGCTATTCGTTCAAATCCAAGAGGTATTTCTAAAGAAGATATGCAAGTAGCAGGACAGTTACTTAAGATGTCAAAGGCATCAGTAGAAACTGTAGAGCCAAAATCAGCAGATACTAGAATATCTGAAATGCTAGAAGAAGCATTCTCAAAGTTTGATAGTGATAAAGTCATCGAAAAAAAAAATGAAATAGATGAAGATGATGCTGAGTTGAAATATTCAATGAAGAAACCAACACTTGATGATTTAATCCAAATGTCAAATGAAGCAGATTACGAGATGGGTGATGCAGTAGTTTTTAGCATGAAAAATCATCCAGCATATCGTTTTGATTTACAAAGCGAACTTAAAGATTATATGGAAAGAGTGCGAGTAGGTTCTACTCATGCTGAAACTGACCACTCAGGTTATCTTAATATGAAGGTTTCTGAGATTGCAGATAATATTGATGGTATGGCAATCGTTGCAGTTGAAGATGGTAATAAAATTAAAGCAATGGTAGGCTGGTCTTCAGAAGACGAGATTTATCCACCACAAATGATTGATAAACCGTCAGGAAAAGATGAAGATGGAGAATTCGCATCAGGACCAGATGATGACCAAGTTAGAATCAGACACTTAGCAGGTGTTGATGATTTTTAAAAAATAAGTAATTTTCTTGTTGACATTCATAGTCAACTTATGCTATAATAAAAGGGAGTGTAAAAACTCTCTTTTTTTATGGGTTCAAAAAACATCCAAAAAGACGTATTTAATGGTTGACTTTTTAAAAAAAGATAAGTATAATAGTATCATTAGTTACATTTGTATGATACATTTAGGCTAATAAAGACTAATACTTAAGAAAACTAATAAAGGCTAATATAGGAGAAATATAATGGCAACACTAGCAGAAATCCGTGCGAAATTACTCGCACAAGACAACAAAGCATCAGAGAACTCATCTGCGAATCGAGGTTCAGATGCAGTATACCCTTTCTGGAATATGGATAATGACAATACAGCAGTATTGAGATTCCTTCCAGATTCAGACCCCACTAACACATTCTTTTGGAAAGAACGACAAGTTATCAAACTTCCGTTCCCTGGTGTTAAAGGCGGTGACGAAACTAAACGAGTAATCGTTCAAGTACCTTGCGTTGAAATGTGGGGCGAATCGTGCCCAATTCACGCAGAGATACGTCCTTGGTTTAAAGACCCATCAATGGAAGACCTAGGTCGTACATATTGGAAAAAGCGTTCATACGTTTTCCAAGGTTTGGTTGTAACTGACCCTATCGGTGGTGAACAACCAGAAAATCCAGTTCGTAGATTTATCATTGGACCACAAATCTTCAAATTATTGAAGGCGGCTCTAATGGACCCAGACATGGATAATCTTCCAACGGATTATGAACAAGGTACAGACTTCCGTCTTACTAAAACACAAAAAGGTCAGTATGCTGACTATTCAACTTCATCTTGGTCACGTAAAGAACGTTCACTAAATGAAGAAGAACGTAAAATAATTGAAACTCATGGTCTTTTTAATTTAAATGAGTTCATGCCAAAACGTCCAACGGAAGATGATATGAAAGTCATTAAAGAGATGTTCGAAGCATCTGTTGATGGTGAATTGTATGACCCGACTCGTTGGGGACAGCACTATAAACCTTATGGGTTAGATGTTCCAGCAGGAACTTC